GCGCTGTTTGTATAAGGCCAGAGCACATGTCCCAAAAGCTCACAACGGGGTGCGCTGTAGCCCTGTACTTGTCGATGATCTTCTTGGCCGCTACGCAGTGAATGAGTAGCTCCTGATCGGTACAGGTGTGGGGTATCTCCATCATCTTCTTGCAGTTGTCATCCCACTGTAGGAACTTGTCGATGTACAGGCCATCCACGCCTAACTGCTTTGCAAAGTCCCGCGAATACCGCACAGGCGGTGCCCCGAGGAATCCGACAAGTAGTTGGGACGCAAAGGAAGCCCAACCGAGTCCATAGCCGCATCCAAGAAGCGCACTCTTTGCCGACTGCCGTAAGTCCGGATGAGACTCTTTGGTGAGATTGGGGATGTTAAACATCTGACTGCCGAACGCCGCGTAAGGGTCACCTCCAGCCCGGAAAATCGTAAGCATATCTTGGTAGTCGGAAAGCCACGCAAGGACTCGCGGCTCAATCTGCGAAAGATCGCCGACAACGAGTTGGTGCCCATCGGGAGCCATAATTGCTTTGCGTAAGAATGAGCCTCGCTTGAGGTTTTGCATGTTGATTGCCGAGCCTTTGGCCGCAGTCCACCTACCCGTCTGAGCCCCATAGTAGGAGAGGGGGACAGGAAGCGCACCGCGCTGACTGATGTCGAGGAAGCGTTGGGCACGGGTTCGCTCGGTTGTGGACTTAACCCGAAGGCGCGCTTGACAAAGGAGGGCAACGTCTTCACGTTCACCATTGAGGAGAGTTTGAAATAGCGCATCGCTCTTTGCAAGAGCAGGCGCCTCCTTACCGGTGATCTTAGAGATTTTAGTTGGGGGTTTGATGCCCAGCGCAATGAGGGCGTCCGTAAACTTCTTGTTCGACGCAAGCGCAACTTCCGCCATGCCGAGCTTTTGTAGTAATGATTCACGATCTTCTCTCTCCTTTTCGATTGCGTTATGTAGCATGAGGGCGTCAAGCTGCAACACTGGGCGTGTGTACATCTTGAGCGTCATGTCGATGAGCCTGAGTTCACTGGACGGGTAGCCCTTGACCAAGCGGGTAAAGATTTGCTCACACAAGTACACATCGTGTGCGCAGTATTCAGCAAGCTCTTGCTCCATGGCAGGCGTAAGCTGCTCGTAGCCATCCGTCTTGTACACGGCTTCGCCCTTGGGCGGTAGCTCAAAAGCAATCGCTAGCTTCTCTAATGAATTGCCAACCTCAACACCCCGTAGAGCGCGAGCCATGGACAAAGTATCAAAGATAAAGCTTGGATGCCAGTCATATACCCATTCCAATATAGATACATCGAACTGAGCGTTATGAGCCAGAACAGCAGTAGTAGCAGGATCATAGCTGGCCAGAACACGCGGGAGCGTGTCGTGTCTGCACCATCTTGTTTTTGTGTCTGTTCCGTACTCATGGATACAGGCTCCAAAGGCTTTGAATCTTGGGTCACGTATGTATTCCTCCGTTGTCATTTTGCGTAGTGTGTAACCGTACTTGGTGTTCCACAGCGTTTCAAAATCAATCGTTATTATTCGTTCGTATGGTGCGCTCACTTCTTCTCCTTTTGTTTTGCTTCTATGCCGTCTTTGAATCCCGCAGTCCAAGCCCGATCCCATGCCTGACACCACAGTTCGTAGTAGCCGCCGTACAGCGGGAAGCCTTTGTCAAACACGCCGTGCTTAACCAGATGCTTCACATCCTTGCGTTTGATGAACGCTTCCCATGCCTTGTCACGGGCGGTGTTGTAGATGGGTATGTCGTCAAGTAGTCCTTTGGTCAACTGTTCTTCTCCTTGAGTTTGGCTTCAATAACTTGGTAATAATCAAACGGGGTCATGTTTACTTTCCACAAAACACCGCACTGAGCCTCTGTCAGCCCTACCCACTCACGATCAGGCAACGGATGCCCCGCCTGTCTGTAGGCTTCCTCACGCCAACGTTGTGCTCGTTGCCTGTGATACTCACAGTTTGGACAGTCAGTCATAATTCTCCCCCTGCTTCCGCCCAACGCATCGCTTTGTTGGCTAAGAACAAACCCTCTGCACAAGTTAGTCTTGATGACCGTACGTACAAATCGCCATCTCTGTAACCAATGATGATGACATCAGTCAGGTCTCCGTCTTCAGCATCAACCAATGCGGATGCAAGTGCTTGTGCCGCTGTCATTGTCACGCTAGGGGGTATTCTCAATAGGTTAGTCATGCTTGTCCCCTTGCTCGGATGGCTAATGAACACGCTCTTGCGCCCTCTATCCAAATTGATTTGCCTTGCATCTGTTCCTCACACACCTTTGCACACGCCTCACGCTCATGCTCTGCTACTAGCTTGGCAAAGGCTTCAAGAGACTCAATGTCGCACTCCATGTGGTCATACTCCAAACTGTCTCTGATGTCAGCCTGTCTAGCCATCTCAATGATTTCATCTTGTGTCATATCTTCTCTGTTCAATTAAAATTCTCCTTGGGTGGTGCGTCGAGGACGTTTAGAAAGCCGAAAAAATCGTTTGCCGCCAACATGAGTTGCGACGCCTCCATCTCGTTACAGTTTAGGGTAACGACTCCTGCGACATTATCTTCAGCGCGTCCAATGATGAACACGCCCTGTGCTTTGCCTTGGCCATAACACATCACGATCTTGTGAATCAGTAATCTGAAATGGTGCTGCTCCTCATCCGACATGGCCTCGACCCTGCGTTCGAGTTCCTCCTCTGTCATTGAGTAATCACCGTGTACGTAACTCATCTCGTAACCCCATCAGTAGTTGTTGTAAATCTTCAAGATTGTCTTCTCTTGCAATGAAGACTGTTCCACCATGGTTGAGGATGGCGTTGAGTTCTCTGTCTTGAAGGGCTGTGGTTGTACCTTTGCCTGCCTTGCACTCGATGGCGATGAAGTGTCCGTCCATGCAGCCAACGATGTCAGGTATACCTGCTCGGCCAAAGCCATTAGCAGGGGGCATGAAGTGGTAGATGTCAAAGGCATCAAGCATTTTCCTCACTGCCGTCTTCACTTTCGATTCCGGTGTATTCGCCATAATAGTTCGCATTCATAAGTTCAGAGTAATCAAAGTGGTCGTCAAGACAGTCAACAATGCTGACGTCAGAGCCTTCGGTATCAAACACAGTGTCGTTGTAGATGTACTTGTACTTGGGTACAGACAGTTGGTTGTAGGCAAACTTCAAACCTAGTTCCGTGGGTTTCCAAAGCCCTGCGCTTCTTGCCTTGCTGTTAACCACAGGCGCATCCAGTACCATGCCCCAGTGCCGCAACGTACCTATCTGCGGGGAGCGTAACAGCCAAGCAGGGGCGTTGTTCTGCACATCTACCCAGCCGTCCTCACGGGGGTTTTGTTTGCACAGCCATATCAACTGCCGTGCCATGTTTGCACTGATACCGCGCCTGTATAGCTTACCCCACCTGTCGCACACAGGGCAGTGACCGCCATCGCTTTTGATAACGCTGTTCCATATATGGCCAGCTTGCTCAAGCGTAGCACCTTCGTAAAGGCTAACGTATGTTGGCTCAGTGCCGTCTTCAATCATCTCAATCATTTTCTTCTCTCCTTCGGTTTAAAAATACAGCGTCAGCAGGGTTCTGCATACGCGCCAGTTCGTTGTCGTAATACTTCTTGGGCATGGGCGCTTTCTTCTCAAGCAACCCACGCAACCAATCAGCACCGCCGAGTTGGTTGAATATCATCCACTGTCTGTCAGACATCCTTATGTACCTTGGTTCTAGTGGTTCCGGTGGCTTTGGCCGTGGCATGTTCAATAACTCCTTCATGTTTGTTTGGTTGTCTTTCTTTGGCACGGGTGTATGTGCCGAATTGTTTGTAGCCTAAGCCCTCATCACTGACGATCGTGCCTGTTGAAATCTTTGCACGAAAACGTACGTCCTCCATGAAGATGCTAGGGCGTGGCGCTTCCTTCCAACGGAAGGGGCTCAGTGGTGGTGTGGGTTTGTTGTCTTTCAAAACAAAGCAGCCTTTCTCGGTGTCGTATCTAACAAGGTCAAGCACTTTCATACAGACATCCCAAGTTTACGCAAGGCGGCCTGCAGTCCAGCCACTCCACCTACGCGTTGGTCATTGATAAATATCTGCGGCATCTGACGCGCATCAGGAAACTCTTTGAGGAAGTTAGCCATGCGCTCACCCAACTCGATGTCAACGTCAGCATACTTCAGCCCTGCGCTGTCCAGTATGAGTTTGGCTGTCACGCAGTTGGGGCAGTTAGCTTTTGTATACATTGTGATGTTCATTGATTCTCCTTCATAAGATGTGCATACTCTTTGATGTTGTTAAAACGTTCTTCGCCTACGCCACAGTAAGCGCAGACACTTACCCCGTTTGGGTTCATGTAGAACAGGTGGTCTACGCCTTCGCACAAAGGTGTCTTTGCTTTTTGTTTCTGCTCTGGAGACCTTTCGTACGTAGGCAATAGCTGACGCAACTTGTCAGACCTTGATGGGTGCTTTAAATGGCGTAAAGCCTTGGCCTCGATCTGCCGGATGCGTTCTTTTGTAAGATCAAACTTATCTCCGATCTCCTCAAACGTATGCTCCTCACAACCGATGCCGTAGCGCATCCGCAACACCATAGCCGCACGCGGAGAGATCGACTCCAGTTGTTCCTCCATAAGGTTTACCATCTCATGCTTGAGCACAGCTTCGTCAGGGGCATCGGGCTTCATCAACTCAAGCAGTTCTTCAGCGTGCATACCAAGGGCGGCACGCATACCTTCGGAACTCACATCGCGTTGTGCGCTGTTGCGTTTAAGTTTCAGCGTTAGTTGCTCTGATGTCCACAGATCGGTTGGCAGTGCACACAACTCCCCCATGAGGGCTTTGGCATTATCGCTGAACTCCCCGCTTTGATTGAGAGGTGGTTTGCGCATGGCTATCAGTTCTGTCAGCGCAGTCTTAGGCAAACCCGCCGCACGACAGAACTCTGACACGCTTTTATACCCCGCGTTCTCAATCGCGTTCAAGATCAGGTTGTTTCGAACTGTGACCTTGATGCGATACTCATTGACTGGTTCGTCTTCGTACATCACTTCTCCTTGAGTGCGGCTTCAAGCGTGTCAAGCGCCTTGTCCCATGTGTTGTAGTCGATGCTATTGCCAAACGCTTTCATCACAGCAAGGGCTGCTTGCTCGATCTTTTTGAGGCGTTTGTTCTCTTGCAGTAGGTCAGCTAACTGCAAGTCCATCTCTCTTGTCTCTTCATCCATCTTAACCTCCAAACATTTTCTTGAGGTAGTCGTACAACTCACGCGCTTGGAACACAGTCATGTCTTTGAGGATGTCGTCAGGCGACTTACTACGCACAAGGGTCACGAAGCGTTTGGGTGCAGGCATCTCAATAGTATCGGGCTGTAGCGCGGCAATGCCTTGTGATTTCTT